ACAGGCGTGGCTGGCCCTTCCATGAGCGCCACGACCGCGTTGCTCGCGCAGCTCACGGGAGGCCCCACGGGCCCGACCGGGCCGTCTGGGACGGGCCCTACGGGGCCATCGGTGACAGGTCCTACGGGCGCATCTGGCCCGACCGGACCGTCTGGAACGGGTCCCACAGGGCCATCGGTGACGGGCCCTACCGGCGCGGCCGGCTCAAACGGCGCGACTGGCCCGACCGGTCCCACCGGAGGCGGCCCCACGGGCCCTACGGGCGCCGCTGGCGCGTTCGGGCCTACGGGACCCACCGGTTCAGGCGGACCCACCGGACCGTCGGTGACGGGGCCTACGGGCGTCGCGGGGCTTACCGGGCCGACGGGACCGACCGGTCCCACCGGCCCCAACGGCTCGAGCAGCACGTTTACTGCGACCCTTAGCGGATGCACCACGGCGCCCACCGGAACTGTGAATTACGTGATCGCAGGAAGCATCGCGCTGATTTACTTCCCGGCGTCCCTTACGGCGACGTCGAACGCCAATTCACTCGCGATCACCGGGCTTCCATCGCTGCTGCAGCCGGTCTCGACCACTTCGCAGACCGGATGGATGACAGTGGAGGATAACGGTGTGATCGTGCAGGCACAAGTTACCGTGCAGTCTGGCTCTGGCACCGTGAATTTTGCGATATGCGAAACTACTCTCACGAGTAATCGGATTGAGCCATCCCTCACGGGATTCACTTCATCCGGTACTAAGGGCATCGTGGCGGGAACCACGTTTGCGTATTCGCTGATATGACAGCGCCCGCCACCAATCCCCTCTCGTACAACGCCTACATCCAAAACGTCGCGGCAATGGCGGTCGTGCAGACGGTGGAGACGAGCGGCGTGTATGCGTTCGTCGATGCGCCGCTCGTGACCATCACGCCTTCGATGCTGAACTACGCCGAGCGTCGCATCAGCCGCGATCTCGACATGCTCTCGACGCAGACGTCGAACACATACACCCTCACTGCAGGGCAGAATATTTTCTCGATTCCGGTGAACGATTTCCAAGTGGTACAAACTTTGGAGATCGTGCAGAGCGGAGGTGGTGGAGTAGTTAATTCGTATCCGTTGCTGCCGGTCTCCAAAGAGATGATCCAAAACTGTTACGGCGGACTCGCAAGCGCCGGCCAGCCGCAATACTTCGCCATGTACGGATCGAACTTCGGTGACGAGCAAGACACGGAGATGAACGTGATTTTCGGGCCGCCTCCTAACTACCCGTATTCGCTGCGCGTGACCGGTGTGCAGATGCAGCCGTCGCTGTATCAGAACGCGAGCGCTGGAATCGCTGATACCGAGTACACCTATATTAGTCAGTTCTACCCGGACCTTCTGATCATGGCGTCGATGATCTACATCAGCGCGTACCAAAGACAGTTTGGTGGCACGTCGGACGATCCTCAGATGGGACAGACCTACGAGAAGCAATACCAGGCGCTCAGGCTTGGCGCGATCCCAGAGGAGAATAAGCGCAAGGGCCAAGCGTCCGCATGGAGCCCATACAGCACGCCGACTGCGGCGACACCAACTCGGTGACGCCATGCCGCATGCAGCCATACGCTTAGTTGGCGGAGCAAACTCTCAAGAGACTCCTGCGCTCAATGAGAATGGCGGGATTTACTCCACGCAGTTGATCCGCTATATGTACGACCCCAATGGGGTCAGTTTGGTGCAGAAAATCGGTGGCTGGACGCAGTTTTCTGGATACACCGCGCCAGCTCCAATCCGCGCACTCTGGGCATGGGAGGATTTAAACCTCAATGCGCATTTAGCAGTGGGCACCGAACTCGGAGTGAGCGGATCGGCGCAACTCTCGGTGATCACGAACGGTTCTGCGCAAGACGTGACGCCGACGGCGAACATCGACAACATCACGCCCGTCGTACAATCGATCGCGAATTCAGCATCCATCCTGATCACCGACACCACGGTCACGGGCATTACGCAATACAATTCGGTGTATATCGCCACGCAAATAGCGATCGGCGGGATCGTGCTCTTTGGCCTATATATGTGCGACCCGGACGGCTTCTTAGGGGCTGACGCCTACACTGTATTTTCGATAAACCAATTGGGCGCCTTGAATCCAGCGACCTCGAACTCGACCGCGCCCGCGCTGCCTTCCTTCACGACGACCATCAACACCCCTACCGTATCTGTGAATCTTCCCGATCACGGCTATGCGGTCGGCATCACCTTTCCCGTGCTCGTGTCAACTGCGGTGGGTGGCATCACGTTCTATGGGAATTACGTCGTGCAGACCGTCACGGACGCGAATAACTTCACAATCCTCGCGAACATCCCGGCGACCTCATCCGCCACCGGCACAATCAACGGCGGCCTCGCGCGCTTTATCTACTCATTCGGCCAAGGCTCCATCCCAGGGGGCACCGGCTACGGCTCTGGCTACTACGGCCAGGGCGGCTACGGTACCGGTATCCCGGTCACGCCATCAACGGGAACTGAGATCGATGCGGTCGATTGGACGCTCGATAATTGGGGCGCAACACTAATCGCATGTCCCGACAGGCAATTCACGGCGAGCGAGACGCCGTTTCAGCCGATCTATCAGTGGTCCGAAGTCACGGGGCAAGCAACCATCATCACGAACGCGCCTCCCGTGAACGATGGTATTTTCGTCGCCATGCCGCAGCGGCAGATCATCGCGTGGGGATCGACCCAGACTGGCATTCAAGATCCACTCTTGATCAGTTGGTGCGATGTCGGCAACTACAATCAGTGGATTCCGCTTGTAGTCAATCAAGCAGGCTCCTACAGAATCCCCAAGGGATCGCATATCGTGACCGCCGCCCAAGGCCCGCAGCAGGGCTTGATCTTGACCGATATCGATGCCTGGAGCATGCAGTACATCGGCCCTCCCTACGTGTATTCCTTCAACGAGATCGGAACCGGCTGCGGCGCGATCTCAAGAAAATGCCTCGCGTTCGTGAACGGCATCGGGTATTGGATGGGTCCCTCGCAGTTCTACTCGCTCTCAGCCTACGGCGTGCAGCCGGTTCCGTGTTCCGTGTGGGACGTGGTGTATCAGAACTTGAATCAGTTGAACGACCGCAACACGGGCGTTCCCAACGTAAGCAAGATCCGCGTCGCCGTGAACTCGCGCTTCGGCGAGATCCAGTGGTTTTACCCTTCCGCCACGGGACGCGGTGAGATCGACTCTTACGTGAAATACAACATTTACTTGAATGTCTGGGACTTTGGCAAGCTCGGACGCACCGCATGGGTCGATCAGTCGGTACTGGGGCCGCCCATCGGAGCCGATCCTTCAACGCTTGAGCTCTTTCAGCATGAGACATCGAACGATGCGGCAGGCGAGCCGATGTCATCCTACGTGCAGACCGGTTACTACGCGATCGGGGAGGGGGATTACAAGTCGTTCGTGGATTGGGTTTGGCCGGATATGAAATTCGGGCAATATTCGCAGGCGCAAACCGCGCAGGTGCAGATAAGTTTCCTAGTGGCGGATTTTCCCGGCGACACACCCACGACCTACGGCCCATACACGGTTACTCAAGCAAGTGAGTATTTTTACACGCGCTTTCGCGGGCGCTTGGTTGCGGTTAAAATCGCCTCCGATGATTTAGGCTCATTCTGGCGCATCGGCGCGATTCGCTACCGATGGGCGCCGGACGGGAAAATCTAATGACAACTACCCCGGCACCCGCAGGCTCCGCATCGCTCTCAGACATTCTGACCGCGGCGCAGAACATCGTGCGCGCACTCAACAATGCGGCGGATGTGTACCTCTCGGTAAACGGCAAGTCCACGCTCGAGAACATCACGGTGCCGACGATCGTGAAGGCGACCGCGGGGCGCGTGGCGTCGGTGTCGATTATCGTGAGCGGATCTTCGACCGGCTACTTGTACGATGCGAACAATCTCACCAACACCACGGCGCCGCTGTGGATTATCCCAGAGACGGCGCAGCCGAATGGGGAGCCCTACGTGGTTAACATGCCCACTAATACGGGCCTCGTTTGCGTGCCGGGGACGGGGCAGACGGTAACGGTGAACTGGTCATGAGTACAGAGGATGCAATCCGAATTGCGAAGGAAGCGGGAGGCATCGGAGTGCGAATGCCTAAATTGCGCGCGCCGAAACTGCATAAGCATTTCCACGGTGCGATTCACTCTAGCGTTGCGGGGCGCACGGATCACCTGCCGCTTACTGTCCACAGCGGATCGTACGTCCTGCCAGCCGACGTCGTGAGCGGGGCACCAGGCGCCGAAGGCAACACCATGGCTGGATTTGCTCACGCGCGCAGAGTTTTCGGAGGCGTGCCGCGCGGAGGCGGCGAGCAGCCATACAATCACACAGGAGGGCCTTATGGAATGTCGCACGGCGGTCACGCTGATTCAGACGACCCCGGCGTGCCTATCGTTGCAGCCGGTGGTGAATATGTACTGCATCCTGATCAGGTTCGAGAAATCGGAGGCGGCGATCTCGACCGCGGACACCAAGTCCTCGACGCCTTCGTCAAGAAGGTGCGCGCGGAGAATATCAAGACGTTGAAAAATCTACCGGGGCCGAAGAAGAATTGATATGGAACAAGACACAGTCCAGGTCCGCGTAGCCACCCCCGACGAAATGCACGAAGTCATGAAGCTCGCGATCATGGCGGCCGAGGAAAATAGTTTTCTGAACGCAAGCGCAGCGCTTCTCGCCGAGACCGTCTGGCCCGCGGTGAATCTTGATCATGGCATTTGCGGCGTCATAGGAGACCCCGGTAGACAATTGGAAGCCTTTGTGGTACTGCGCATCGGAACCATGTATTATTCGACGGAACTGTGCGTCGAGGAAAAAGTGGTATTTTGTCATCCGAACTATCGAGCAGCAAAAGGCGGCCGCGCGCGAAAACTCTGCGAGTTTAGCAAGCGCGTGGCGGATGCTTTGAATCTGCCGTTGCTCATCGGAATCTGCAGCACATCGCGGACCTCGGGGAAGATCAAGCTCTACGAGCGCATGTTTGGGCCTCCCGCTGGAGCCTACTGGTTGTACAAGACCGCGACCGGTGGGCATAAGGTGCAGTAGTGGGAGGAAAAACCAGTACCAGCCAACAGTCTGTGCAGGTGCCTCCGCAGGTACTCGCGCAATACTCCGCTGTGAATGCGCGCGCGAATCAAACCGCTAACACGCCATTTCAAACGTATAGCGGGCAATTCGTAGCTCCGCCAACCGCAGTTCAAAACACCGGCATTTCCGGCACGACTGCGGCGGCCAACGAAGCGCAACCAGCATTCGCGCAAGCAACGAGCGGGATAAATGCCGCGCAAGCCGCAACCGCTCCGATCAACGCGGGGGCCGAGGCGCAAACCGCTGCAAATTCATCTGGCTTGAGCGGCGCGCAGATTGATCAGTATTTGTCGCCATATCTTAGCAACGTACTCGGAAGCACCGAGGCGATCCAGAATCAGGAAAATCAGCAGCAGCAAGCGGGGCAGTTGGGAACTGCGATTTCCTCTGGTGCATTCGGTGGCGATCGCACAGGAATCGCGGCGGCGAACTTGGCGCAGCAGCAGCAGTTAGCTAACAACCAGACGATTGCCGGCATCGCGAATCAGGGTTATCAGTCCGCGCTCGGTACCGCGCAGACAGAACAAGGCA